TCAAGCTCAACAAACTCTCGTAAGTTTGCAAGAAACCTAGTTGCTTCTGGGTAATTTGCTTTTTGAGCAACAACACCTAAAGCTAAATGTCGAGCAGCATCGCCACGACCATCAAGTTGTTCAGCTTTAGGATACTTTTTATCTATGTTCATAGCCCACTCAAGGCCTTCTTTAGGGACTCCTAAGGCTTTTGCAGCTGCGTCATAACCTGCTTTTTTAATTCGATCAACAAAACCGCCTTCGTTGAATAACATACGTTTTTCGGGGTCTTCTTCATCTACGAAGGCTGACCCAGCTTGGATGTTATAGGGCTGACCTGTCATCTTGTCAATGCGCTCGTCAGGCTCTAGCGGTGCATTAGGAACCATTACACGGCCACCCTTAGCAAAGCGCTCACGCTCTCTGTCAAAAGCTTCTTCACGCTCTTCAGGCGTTACAGGCATAAGCGGAGTGCCTATCATGTTGCCATACGATCTAAATATATCGTTTAGCACTGAGCTTTCCATGCCTACTTTTTCGATAAAGTTAAGGGTCTTGCCAAAAGAATATTTTTCTGGCTTAAATCTACCTGAAAGTAAAAAGCCTATGTCTTTATTAGAAAGCCCGTTGTCCTTCATTACCTCAATGGTTGTTGAAGTGCCTAACAAAGTTTCAGCAGCCATTGCATTTTCATACATGTCTTGCTGTAGCTCATACAAAGCTTCTTGTCGTTTGATTTGATTTTCGTATGCAGCTTCAGCTTTCATAACATAAGTAGGCGTTGAAGAGATAACTTCTCTTTTTAGTCTGTTATACTCTTTTATTTTATACATCAAGGCGCTAGAAGCATCAAACTCTGAAAATCTTGCTCCTGTTAGGTTAGTAACAAGCTCTGCTTGCAGGCTCTTAGGCTTACCTGTTGTTCTGTTAGGTGTTTCAAAATATGCATCATAAACACCTTTACCGCTAGATGCACTTCCGGGAAGAAATGGATCTACAATTAAAGTAAAAGCAGCAATAGCTTTTTCTGTATTGTCCATGCCTTGTACAAAAACTGGTAAGCCTTTTGATGTGCGTCCATCCCCTGTCCCAGCTACGTACAACTCGCGCAAAGATTCAGTCACCATTGACTCGCCTAAATAAGGCGTAAGCAATTTACTCGTTGCATCTAAAATTGCATCACCAAGATAAGTATCTAATTCTTCACCACGAAGCTCACCAGATTGAATTCGATCTAGCGCTGCCATCACAGGCTCTTTTAAAGGCGAGTAAGAATCAATAAACTGAGTATCGTTGGTGTATATTTTATCGCCTACACGCACAACATTTTTAGGTGCATCAGACCAAGGAGTTCTTGAAAGTGTTTGAATAGCTTCTGATTCTTCTTCGTTAAAGCCTGCAAACTGTGCTGTTTGAGTTGCAACAAAACTAGGCGCTGCTAACATTGTAGTAAATCCAGCAAGTCTTTGTTGACCTCTTCGCACAAGCTCTGCATTTCCTGAGTTCATTTCTTTAGAAGCTTGTTTTATAATGTTTGTGCTTGTTCTCCAAATTTCTGTTGGGAACGCTACGAAGTTACCTACGGGCAAATAGCGTAAAGACTTAATTCCTTTTGGCACTCTGTCGTAGTTAGGAAAAGTATTTTGAACAATACGAGCAGCTTCTGATTCAAGGACTTCTTGACTTTCGTTAGGCAGTGCACGTCTTAAATAATCAAGCTCATGCTCAAAAGCATTTACTTTATAAAAGTCGTCTACAGCCATATACATATCTGTAGCCAGCTTATCGCCCTTCTGCAAAAAACCATAGCCTTTAACTTTTTGACCTAGCTTATCTACAAGAGTATCTGGTCCAGATTCAAAGCCTGTTTCAAGAAGCGCACGAAATTCGTTAACTCTTACGTTAGTGTTGATAATGCCAAGACGCAAATACTTTTCATACATTGCATCTAGCTCTTCATCGCCTCCACGAGCAATGCTATTTTTTAATGCCTGTGCTGTAGTATTGCCGCTACTAAAAGGATTCATGCCGTTAGCAATACCAAACTGCGCACCACCCGAAGCATTTCGAAGGTGCGTAACATGACTGTAAATGGTCTTCATTTTTTGTGAAGAGCCTTTGATTGCAGCAAGGTTTCTAAAAAATCCAGAATCAAAAGAACCCATGTGCGATTCTTTTTCTTTTATTGCAGTAAGCATTTCAGGAGTTGTATACTTACCATCAAGAACAGAATTAGTACCCGTTATTTTTACTGAGTATGACACGCCTTCACGCTCAACAGGCTTAGTAAATATATATTTGTTATTGCCCAGTTGATTTAAGTTGTTAAAAAATTGATTATTTTCTGTAAGTTTAGCAAGTTTAGATACAGTTAAAACAATATTTTCTGCAGGCTCTTCTATTTCGCCCATTAACGCACGAATTTCTGCAGGTATTTCTTTACGCTCTTTTAAAATTTCTGTGTTGACTCTACGAACTTTAGAATAATAATCCTCAGCAGCCGTCCTGTCGCCTTGAGCTAGGATTTCATCAATTTTACCACGAGCAACCTCATAGGCTTCGTCGTGATTAAGACCACGTTTTAGCTGCTGGCCTACAAGATAATCTTCGGCTTGACGTACAACAGACTCAGAAGGCTTATAACCACTATCTTCAAATAGCCGATAAGACCTACGAATATATTCACCAGAGTTTTCAAGAATAGACTCTCGAAACTCTCCGTTAGGAATGTTAGAATTAGCAAGACGACCAGAAAGATTATCAATTAATTGTCGAGCATTTAAAATTTCTTTTGCTACGTCTTCAGACACGTCATAATTATCTACAACATAACGTATACGAGCTTCTTGCGCTACTTGTGGATGAAACCCTAAATCTTCGCGCAATGCTTTTTGTACGTTTTGTGTAGCCGCAGCTGTTTTTGTTTCATCGCCTAGTGCACGTAAAGATTGTTGAAGCCTGTTAGAAATGTTTTCGGCTTCTTTAACTACTTGGCGTTGTGCGTACTGCGCGTCGTTAAAAGCATTAAAGGCTTGTGGAGTCCAGTAGCCACGAGAAGTAAACACTTGTTGTGTAAAGCGTCGAAGCTTGCTGCTATTTTGTTGAGCAACTTGCGCAACACCTTCAGCGGTTTCTGAATACACTACATCAGGAGCTTGCGCCCTAAGTTGCGTTGTTTGCCTAGCATCTTTTAAATACCCTGCAACAACCTCTGCTTCTTCTGAGCGTGATAACTGATTAGGAGACTTGTTAAATAGCTGACGTGCTTTAGATACTAGTTTTGCTGTACCCATAATAGCTTCAGCACCTACACCTAACGTAACGCCCTCAGCTAAAAGCTTAGTGCGCTCTTCAAGTGCTGTGTCGTCTTTATCTACAGAAAGATACTCTACTAAACTTTGAGCCATGCTTTCGGCTTCAAATAGCTCTGACTCAGATAAAGTATTTGCTAAAGCATTTTCGCCAGTGTATAATAATTGATCAATTGCAACGCCACTTAAAATGCCTTGAACAATTCTAGGAGTATTTGCAAGTAACTTGCTTCCGGCAATTGCTGTACCGCCTACAACATACGGGGCTATTTCAAGTCCAGTTCCTGCTAAAGTTTCTGTAGGTTGTACATTACCTTGAGCATCAATAACGTCTTCTACATCAAGACCCGGAATAAGCGGAGCAAAAGCAGATACAAATTGTTTTGTTGTTGCTCGCCTAAAATCATCTGTAATTACTTTATCTTCTTTACCTAAAAAACGACCGACTGTATTTGCAACATCAGCAATTGCTTTGTTTGTAGCAACGCCAGTCTTTACAAGTACACGGGCAGTATCTTGTGCAAAGTCGCCAAGATCAGTAGACCTATCAATGTTTTGATCTACTTCTTCTTGAGGCTTTATTTGTATTTCTTCTTCAGGTTCTTTTACTTGACGTGACACATGTTTTTGAAGAACTTCACTGTCTGTAACATCATCAGGCACGTTAGAGTATTGTGTACCGTCTGGAAGAGTAACTGTTCTAGGCATTATTAAAGTGTCCTATAGTCTCGTGGTCCTAGCTGAAGCGCTTCTGCTGCTTGGAATCTTGAAAAAATAGATCGCTCTAGTCGATCAATTGCTTCTTTTTGCTTATCTGGATCATTTTCAAAACTAGCAACAAGCGCTTGTATTTCTTCTGGATCACCAGTAATTAAATCATAAGCTCGCAAAGTTTTTTGATTTCTAAATTCATCTTCTAAATTAGATGTAGTAGTAAGATAAGTTCTATAAATAGTAGATATTTTATTATATTCGTCAAGAGTAGTAGGAGCTATAATATTTAAATTAGCTGTTTGTGTTTCATCAACAAAAGCTCTGTAAGCCGCCCCCGTTAAAATATTTCTAGCATCTTTACTAAAGTTAAATACAGAGTTAAGCGCTTTAGCTGTATCAAGTGCAATCTTTTCAGGTGAGTCCGTTACTTGGAATAAAACTTCTGGCTTACCATCTTTAGTAGTTTTAATACTGATGTCGGTATCTTCAAATCCAGTATTAATTTCTCGTCTTTTTGTTTCAGTATAAATAAAGGTTTGATCGCCAACCCTATCAATCTTATCTGTTTCAGATAGAATTTTATATTTTTCATCATCAGAAATAACTGTATCAGGATGAATTAAATTTGCATAATCAAAAGCTCTTACAAGATCCCCAGTCTTTTTATACTGAGTCATAAAATCATTAAGCTTTTCTGCATTTTCAGCCATGCGGCCCTCTGTAATAGCTGTAACAGCTTCCTGACGAATGTCGTCTTGAGAACGCCCACCAAACAAATTTATAATGCCACGAGAAACATACGAACCAATATCGTTTGGCCTAGCTTTTTTAGCATTTAACACAACCATTGAATTGTAATCATCTTCGCTTGCAATTTTGCTTGAAAGTTGTAAAGCTTCTTGGTAGTCTGTGGCCCATTGATCTGCAAGCTCATCTACTTTTTTACGCACAAGCTCTTGATAAGGTCCAGCAGCCCCTGTATACTCGTCAGCAAGTATTTCTTCAGCACGGGCTTGGAACTCAGGCATCATGTTTTTAGCTGCCCATGAGCGAGCATCGCCCCCTGAAGCGTCAACAGATGATTGTATATTATAAAAACTAGCTGCATTTTTACGCGCAAGCTTTTGAGTTTGGTTAGCATTCCAAACTTGTTCGTTCTGTAAAAAATTAGACGTTTTGTTTGCAAGTGCTTCGTTACCAATTTTAACTGCAAGACCAAGCCCAAGGCCCATAAGCTCTTGACGCTCGCGTTGTTTACGTAATCTTCTTTCTTCTTCTTCACGACGTTTGCGAACATCTGAAAGAAGCGATTGTGCAAAAGGCTGAATAGACATTATACTTCTTCCTCTGGTTGTGGTGCCAACAAGCTATCGGGAGCTTCTGGCGTTTCTGGTCGGGCCATTAGGCTATCAACTTGTGGCACAGGCAGTTCTTGAATTGTTTGTACCATCTGCGGCGTAACGCCACTGGCGGGAGCTTTGCCAAGCGATGCTAATTTTTGAACACGATCAAGGCGCTCTTTTTCCAGACTAGCGCCAAGAACTTCACGATCTTCTGCTTCATCCTCATCTTCTTCACGATAGATTACAGGATCAAGTCCCGCACGTTCTGCCAGCGCAAGTATCATATATGCTACAGGCTCAACAAGCATTAACATCAGATCTGGATTCCACTTACCTTCGCTAAAGCCTGTAAACAACATTGTTTGCACAACATCCATAACAGGCATTCCATCGCCCAAAACCATTATTAACTGCTTATAAGTTTCTTCTTCAATAAGCCTAGAAAATATTTCTTCAGACGCTTCATGAACTGAAGTATATTGCGGAGGCCTTTCATAAGGCTGTGGATCATCTGGATTCATAGTCAGGCTTTGGCCTGGAATAGCCCTGCCACCGCCCGCTACAATTTTCATATATTCTTCATTCATGATTTATTGTCCTTTATGCATAGCCGTATTGACGCATTTGTGTAGCATAAGTAGCGTCATTATACAACTGGGCTGTAGCACCAAACGGATACATATTCATAAGCTGCGTATTTGTTGATGCAAATTGAACAGGATTAAACTCTGCGCTAGGCGTAGCAATTGCCGTGTTGCTAAAGTCTAACTGAGGCACATAAGTACCGTAGTATGTTGTTTCATACTCAGGAGCTTGCTCAACGCCCGTAAGACGCCTTACACCTGTAACAACAGAACTTTCAATTCCTTTTTCAGCAGCACTATAAGCCATTTGAGGCGCATCAGAAATTAACTGTCGTCCTCTACTTACTGTTTCATCATACGCTCTTCCCAAAAGACTTTGTTGTTGTTCTCCTACGGAAGGAAGATCTGCTAATCCTTGTTCTCGTGCAGCCATAAAACTTTCTTGACTTGCAGTGAGTGCTGGCAAAGGTTCACCTCTTAAAGCAGCAAGTTGCTCTTGACTTAAATTAGGATTATATTCTGCATCAAAAGCTTGTTCTTCATACATTCCCTGTACATTTTCCATTTCTTTTAATCTTTGAGATTCTATTTCAGGAGTCATTTCAAAGTTTTGTACTCCGCTAATAAACTCTCTTTGTTCTGGAGTCATCATGGCTTTATTTCTAGCTGCTTCATACGCACTATCAGGCAAAAACGCATCTCCTGAAAAACTGCTTAAAAACTCTTTTTTGCTAAGATTAAAAGCTTGTCCAATGCTGTCAAAGCTTGCGTTGCTAATACTAGCGCCTAGGTCAGTAAAATATTGTGATCCAAACTTTGTACCTATGTTAGAAGCAACTTGACCAAGACCTAGCTTTTTTGCACCTAGTTTAAGTGTTTCGCCCACAACATTTTTAACGCCTTCAGTAATACTTGAAAACGCTCTACCAGCCCGTGAAGCTACTTGCGTTGCTGCATTTAAAAAATTACCAGCGCCATTAATAATAGTAGAACCAAGACCAGAATAAGCTTGCATTCCTCCTACTAAACTGCCCCACATTCCACTAAGCGCTGATCCTATCCCCGGCAACAAAAGGGACAAACCTATTTGGCCTACAATACCAATTTTGTCCATAAACTTGCCAACAGATTTTAAACCACTTTTAATGGCTTTGCCAACCTTTTTAAAGACTTTTTTTACGCCTTTAAATACTTTAGAAAGAAAACCCATAATTATATTCCTAGTGACGTTTTAATAAGATTTATTAATGTACCAACAGAAGAACTGCTTTCTTTGCTCGCAGCTGCTTCGTTACCAATAGCCGTTGCATACAACTGAGTCATACGAGTCTGCTCGTTTTCGTATGCTTGTCGTGTGTATGCTGCATTGTCGCGTAGCTCTTGCCACAAGAACTGCATTTCTGACATTTCAAGATTGTAAGCATTCATTACGTTTTGTTGGTTAGCCGCATTACGAGCCGCAGTATTAATTGTATTTGATTGACGACGCCATGCAATGTCTGCTTGTTCAATAGCCTGTCGATTAGCAACATTAAACTGCTCACGCTGTTGATTCATAGTCTCATTGAACTTTGAAATATCTGTTGCCATCTGAGCATTAGCCAAAGATACTTGTGTGGCGTTCTGAGCATTCTGAGCCGATATACGATTTTGTTCAGAGATGTTGAACTGACTCATAGCGTTTGACTGAGCAGCATTAAACTGTTCTGTTTGAGATGACAAACTTGCCATAAACTGATTGGCTTGTTGTTCGTTAGCAGCATTAAACTGTCGTGATGCATTTTCAGCCGCTTGGTTTGACAACATAGTTTGTTGAGCTTGCTGTTGGTTTAACACAGCCATTTGTTGTTCGTTGCTTAAATTAGCCATATCCATTTGAAGGAATGCTTGAGCATTTTGAGCCGCCAAACGCGTCTGAGCATCAAGGTTCGCCATGTCCATTGAAGCCATAGCCGTTGCGTTTTGCATGATAGACTGTTGACGAGCATCAAAGTCCTTCATAGTCATTGACTGCATAAACTGACTGTTAGCCATCGCAGCCTGCTGATTAGCATCGAACTGCTTCATATCAAGGTTTGCATCTACCTGTGCATTAAACATTGCAGCTTGTTGTTGATTGCTAAGGTTTGCAAGGCCCATCTGTTGTGCAAGCTGTGCATTAACCTGTGCTGCCTGCATACGCTTCTCGTACTGCTGAAGCTCTGCAACATTTTGTGCTGACATAGACTCTGAATCTGCACGGTTCTTAGAATCAAGATTAGCAAGAGAAATACGCTCTTCCATGCTAAGACGTGCAAGGTCCGCTTGTTGTAACAACTGTTCATTTTGAGACATTACCTGAACATAGTTGTTCAACTCTTGCATACGAAATCTGTTAGCTTCAGTAAAGTTTGCAGCATCTGCTGAAGCCCTTTCTTGAAGATTTGCAAGTTCCATTTGCTGTTCGTTAGCAAGGTTTGCCATGTCCATTTGTTGGGCAAAAGCAGCATCAGTCTTTCGGAAATCAACAAGCACGTTAAGATTTGCAAGACGTGTTTGCTGTTCAGCCGACATGTTTGCGCGAGATGTAGCATTGCGCTCTGTAAGCTCTGACAACTCTACTTTAAGTCTAGCGTCAAGGTTTGCGCCTTCTGTTTGTTGGTTTAACTCTGCTTGCCGTATTTTTCTGTTGACTTGTGCATTATACTCTGTTAGCTTTGCCTGTTGTTCAGCACTAAGATTTTCAGAGCCTGCACGATTAAGGGCCTCGAGATTTGCAAGCTCAGTCTGTTGACTTTGACTAAAGTCTTGTGTAATAATCTGCTGACGCATTTGAGCATTTTGACTAGCTTCTTGAAGTCGAGCATTCAAGTTAGCCAACTCAACCTGTTGAGATGCATTAAGGTTGTCGGCTGACGCTTGATTCTGTGCAGTTAAGTTTGCAAGTGTAATTTTTTCTTCTGTACTAAGGTTAGCAAGTTCTGCTTGTTGACGAAGCTGAGTATTTTGCGACAACACCTGTGCAGCAGTTTGAAGTCTAGTCAACTCAAAACGATTAGCTTCTGTAAAGTTTGCAGAGTCTGTAGCAGACCTTTCAGCAAGATTAGCAAGACGAACCTGTTGATCATTAGACAAGTTCGCTAGATCCATCTGCTGTGCTAACTGCGCGTTAGTCTTTTTGAAATCTACAAGAGTATTTAAATTAGTTAATCGCTCTTGATTTTCAGCTGTCATGGTGTCACGAGCAGCTAAGTTTTGCTCAGACAAGTTCTTTAGTTCAACCTGAAGGGCTGTACTAAGGTTTGCTTTGTCCATGTCTTGCTGAAGTTCAGCCTGACGCATAGTACGATTGACTTGAGCCTGATAGGTCGCAAGACGTGTCTGTTGTTCTGCTGAAAGATTTTGAGTTGCAGAAGCGTTGATAGCTTGTAGATTTGCAAGCTCCATCTGTTGAGAAGCCGACAAGTTTTGTACAGCTGCTTGTTGTCTCTGTGCAGACTCTTGTTGCGCTCTTTGCTGCTGGAACTGCACGTCAGCCATACGAGACTGTTGCTCTTGCTGGGCTGTCAATATCTGTGCTTGTTGTTTAAACTCGCCCTGTTGTACTTTAATCTGCTGTGCCATCTGTGCTGTTTGAGATGCAGCAGTCTGACGGTTTGCAAGGTTTTGCATACGAACATTAGCAATCTGCTTAGACTGTTCTAAGTTTGCTTGTTGTTGATTGCTAAGGTTTTGTGTCGCACGTTGCTGAAGGGCTTGAGCGTTGCTCTGAGCCATTGGAAGCGCACTCTGAATAATTGCATTAAACAACGCATCTCGTCCAACAGTAGACGTGCTAAGGCCTCTTGAAGCCATCTGTGCGTTGATTGCATCTACAGCTGGTCGTGCCCACATTGGAACTTCACCATCTTCCATGCCAGCAAGAAGGCCTTCCATCTGTGTAGATACAAGCGCTTCTTCTGGTAGTGCCGCAACAGCCGCTACAACTTGAGGATCTTCGCCAGTATCAAGCTGGGCTTCAACGGTTGCAGGGTCTTCTGAGATTGCGGCCGTAACTTCTGGAGGCATTTCAACAACAACTGTTGCCATGTCTGCAGCAGCCATTTTACGTGCTTGGCCTGTAACAGCCTGCATCTGTGCAGCTTGTGCAGTAGGAATACCACCAATCTGAGCCGCATCACCTGCTGGCGCTTCACCAAGAATAGCTTGACGACCTTCAAGATCTAATGAAGGCTGACCACTTAGTTGAGCAGCAATACCTTCAGCGGCTTCAGCAACTTGTGCTGTACGTCTTGCCGCCATCTGATATGTGCCAAGCTGGTCGAGATCCGTTTGTTGAGCAATAACGTCAGGAGGTGTATCAGCTGTAATAGCCTCACGACTTGCAGCAGCTGCCTGACGAACATTTTCCATCTGTGCAGCTTCAGGGGCATCAACACCCAAAGCTGTATACGCTTCACGCTTTGCAGGACTAAACGAGTCAAATTGTTCTATGCGTTGTTGACGTGCTTGTGGTGTTTTATCTGCACCAATAAATGCCGCTTGTGCTGCAGCTGCTTCAGGAGCTTCTCCTAAACGAGATTGATATTCAGCAGTAGCTGCTTCACCTTGTTGTGCTACTCTTTGTTGTGCAAGCTTATACTCTGGAAGATCTTCAAGAGGCACTCCTCGTCCTTGAGCTATTTGTCTTAAAATACCTACCTCGTCGTCAGAAATTACATTTCCTTCTCGTGTAATTACTTCTGGACCTTCAACAGGTGCTACTTCAAATCTTTCATCAGTTGTAGCAGCTTCAGCATAATCACGAGCTTCAGGCCTTTGAGCCGCAACAGCCCTAGCTTCTGCTTCTTGAAGAGGATCTCTTTCAGCCGCTACAGCTGGTTGAGTAATTTCACCTGCTTCAAATTGTGCAATAGCCCCCTCACTTAATTGTCCGCCTATCCCTACTCCGGGATCAATGCCTTCAGCAAGAGACGCTTCCATTGTAGAACCAGAAACTTCACGAGGATCACCAGCCTGTGCAGCAATTGCGTCTGCTTGCGCTCGTGCTGTAGTTGCTCGTGCTGAAGTGGCTCTTGCATCTCCTGTATCAGCCATTTCATAGACCATAGAGTCTGGACCATAAGCTACATCTTCAGGAGTTATTTGCGGAAGGTCTGGACGATCAGGAAGATTAATTTCAAGATCTATTGGAGCCTGCCCAAGACCACTTGATTGAATTCCGCCGCCTGTAAAAATATTACCACCGCCGATGTTTGAATAATCTATTGGATTGTCTACAAAATATTGTTGAACCGCAGCTTGATATTGAGCATCTGTAGTATAGTCTGTTCTATCTGGAAAACCTTCATCAGTAGTGGCTTGTTGTTGTTGTTGTCTTCTAGCCTCTGCAACATTTGCAGGTTTAGCCTGTCCATCATCATCGCTAGGAGGAAGCTGACCTACATCATCATCAACAGGAGTTCTTGTAGTTGTAACAGGCTGAAAAACACGACCAGTTGCTGTTGTATTTGGAACAGTTCCTGTAAACTCTGGCAACTGGCCTTCTGTATTATCTGGGCGCTCAGATACGCCAGTAGACCTTGGTGCAGGGCGAGGTGTCCCTTCTGAAGGATCTCGCTTGCCGGGAGATGGTGAAGGCTTAACACCTGCTGTAGTACGATCAACAGGCATACTGCCGCCTGTCGTAGGCCCTACACGTGTTTGCGTTCTTGGAATACCCGCCATAGGATTAGGATTAATTCCAGTCGTTTGACCAGCAGGGCGTCTTGGTGCTTGCTTTACATTTCCTGTACGTGGATCAAAACCTGACGTACCACCTGCAAACATGCGACCGCCTTTCTGCATCGGCGCTCTAGCTCTTTTAGACGCAGCAGCCTTTTTAAACTTTTTAGAATTTCGTGTCTGTCTTTTCTTCGACATTTCTTACTTCTCCCTTGATACGCCCTTGACTTTTTCATAAGAGCGCATAGCGCCTAAGCCTAACATGCCCATAAGAACTGGCATCATAGTTTCTAAATCTATTAATGGCACAACAACTTGTATAGCCATTAAAGCTAAAATAAAATTAGCCATAGGTATAATAAGAAAATTACAAGCCATACCTAATACGCAGCACCACCCTACAGCAGGTCTCCAACCAGAGACAAATAAAGACTTGTGTGCTGCTTCTACTTTATTTACTTCTAATTGTGACTTTGCAAGTTCTTGTGCATGTCTTTGAGCCATTGTCGCAACTTCGTGCGCCAGCCTAGCCTTTTGATCTTTATCTTCAACAAACTTATCTAATAAGCCTGTTACTGGTCCTATTAACTGTTCAATCATCTAAAATACTCTGCAAATACAATACTTGCTATAATGAATGGATAAATAGACATGACCATTCTTTCTAGCTTATCAAATCTTTTAACGCCAGAATCTAGCTGTCGTTGAATCATTTCATAACGAACAGCACATTCTTTTTCATGGCCTTCGATACGTGCTAAGAGTTCTTCAGTCTTTGACATCTTATTATCCTAGTGGGTTCGCTAAAGAATCTAGGCCTAGCCATAGATCATCTATTTCTTTTTGTATGCGCTTTAGACGCTCATTTGTGTCCTTTAGCGACTCAACTTTGTTTTCTACTTTAAGTACAGATTCTGAATTACTTTTTTCTACAGCAGCTACACGATCTCGTAAATCTAGTAAGTCCTGCTGTGCTTTCATAATGGCTTCGAGGTTTGTACCTAATTCAGCCAACTTTCCTTGTAGACTTGCTACGTCATTGTCCTCAAGGCTTTGTTGCATATTAGATATAATTACTTCATAGCCCTGTAAGGCTGTAGATTGTCCTTCACGCAAATCTTCGAACCTAGCCTCTAGGGTAGCAGCAGTAACTCCAGCGTCCTGTACAGCGGATTCTTGAGCTTCTAAGCGACTGAAAAACTCTGAGGCTGTCCAGATTCCTCCAGCAATAGTTGATGCAAAAGAAACAACTACCGCAACATAAACGCCTTTGAAGGACTGACCGCCTATGTTAAGTTCAAGATCATCAAGCGCCATTGATACAAGCCTCGTAATCTACAGCGAACCAGCAACCACCTTCGGGCGAAGTTCTGAAGAAGTCCGTTTGTTCGCCTTCAACAATAATAGCTTCAACAGTAACAAAGTATCCACCAAGTGTTAAACCCTGTATTGTCTCACCACCATCAAACGAAACCCACACAGCCTGTGTAGCAGCATCAAAAAATGATGTAGCAGCTTCTTGGTATGTGACACGAATGTCATAGGCCATATCATCTGCTGAAGCTACTAAGTCTTCGTCGTTGGCTACAGCAAAATAAGCTGCTGCAACCTGTGCGGCTGACTCAACATTTTCTAAAGACTCGTTGTAAAAATCTACTTCTGCGTCTGCTAAAACAACATCGTTGGCTTCTATGTACTCTTGAAGGGCCATAGCACCACGCTCATCGCCAGCATTCTGAGCATCTTCAGCCATTTGATTTACAACAACTACTTCTATTACGGCTTGGCTGGCCTCAACAAAAGTATCTACTGCTGTGTTTACTTCGTTCATGGCTTGGTCAGCTTGATTGTCGAAGTATTCTTGAGCGCCGGGATTGTATGTATAGACTGCGTTTTGTACTGCTGCTAGGGCTTGGTTGTATGCATTAGATTGGTCGTAACTAATTTTACCGTTTTGTACTGTGCCTGTAGGAGCTATTTTTCCTTGAGATGCATAAGAGTGCATACCACCAACGGCTTGAATACCATACTTAAAACTATCTCGAATAGACTGAGATGCGTTTACTAGGTTATCAATCTCATTACTGTACGCTGGTGCGGAAACGATCAGAGACGCTAACAGTGCTTTCAACCTCAGTTGATTCATTCGTACCTACTCCTAGTAAGCTATCGTAAAGATTTTTGTTGTCTAAGTAATCAGTAATATGTAACTCAGGGTTTTGTTTTATTTCGAGTAATGCGTTTCTGCCAACTACTAACTTGCCATTTTTTACAATTGGACAAGGCGTAGCAGACATAAACATAGCCCTCCATACATTTGGGTTTTGACACATTAGCGATACAGCTGCTACTTTCATACCCATATTGCTCAAAGTTATTGCGTCTCTACGGCGATTACACTCAACATCTTGTGTGTATTTGCCTGAAGACACACCAACACTTAAAAGCTGTAGGCCTCCTGTAGTGCTTTGGAGACAGCTTTCAGATCCACTAGACATAAGACTAGGGCTGATTGCTGTGTTTACTGGCATACCACTTGATCCTGCACCATTATAAGTTTTGTTGGTGTTGTAGCTTCCAGAGGTATTGTTGCCACCTACTTGCGTGTTAGTATTTAAATCACCTTCTTGGTTGTTATCAGAAGGCACTCCTTCTACATCTACCTCGCCTTCAACTTGTTCTCTGTTCTGGGCAAACCCTGACAGCGATAAAGTCATTAGCGCAAATAACAACCAATACCGCATGATTTACCAAGGCATACCATCAGCAGACACAGGGTTCTTTTGTCCTGCGATGTTTGCTGTTAGTGCCGCCTCAGTTTCTTCTTGGTTTACTGATTCCCAAACCCAGCCCATGACAACTTCTTCTGTCAGGCTGTCGTAAGCAACAAAGCCATCAGCATCAGGATCAGGTGTAAAGCCACACGTGCCGTATGCAGAGGCAGTGTAGGTAACAGCGTCGTCGCCAGTACCAACAGTTTCAGATTCAGTAACACGCCAGTGAGCAACGGTTACACCGCCGTCTGCCACGTTACGCTCAAGGTTAGCTATAGTCCATGTAGCCATTAGTTTTCTCCTTAGCTAAATACTGCGTTGCAGATAGCCTGCACGTTAGATGGTTCAGATGACCAGTCGTCACCTGATTGAATTACATGACGGTGATACGACTGTGAAATCACAGCACCGTCTTCGAGTACCTTAGTAGCAGTCCGTACTTGAACGACAGAGCCGTCTTCTGTAGCTACTACTTCAATTTTGTCTGCTACTACTTCTTTAGTTAATGCCATTGTCTTTCTCCTTAGTTAGTCCAGCTCCAGAGTCCACTGAGGCTATTTAAAATTGTTAAACGTCTTCATTAGCTTGATTCAAAATTAACAATACCGTATGGATATTGATTTGTTCCTTTTCTAAAGTTTAAACGGTTAGATGCTAAATAAATTACATCGCCTTCAGCGGTGATACCTACTCCAGAATCAGAAGTTAATGACGTAAACGGAAGCGTACAAAAGATGTCTGTTTTAGTCGCTCTTAAGTCTCGTATTCGCACCTCCATCATGACATGTCTACCAACTTTTACATATCTATAGTCATTTAAATCGTAATCGACACCAGAGGTTAATACAGTTGTGTTATCTGATGAATAAACCGTAGGAGTAAACGTCCCTTCTTCGTAGTCGTCTAGCTTATTGGCCGCCGCTGTGCCGCCTAGGTACGCACCGCCTGACAGGTAAAGGTCTTTGAAGCGTGCTGTTGGGTCGCCTAAATCTATTGCGGCGTCTACTTTAGTCCCGCCACTTGTGTTGATAGGATAAATTCTGTTGTCGGTATCATGGAAGCGCAGACCTGTATCTCCAGTGCCTACAAGTAAGTCGCCATTGACAGTACCAATACTACCGACTGTTGTGCCGTCTTTTTGTAGCGAAACAATAGTGCCGTCGTTTGTTTCTCTGTTGAAAATAGCGGCTTCGTCTCCTGAGCGAGAAGCACGAACGTAACCACTAGTGCCTATATCAACACCGCCTGTGCCATTTAAGGAGCTATGCCCAACCAAAAAGTTGCCGCTTGAGTCGATGCGCATGCGTTCTGCGCCAGCAGTATTAAACGCCATGAAGTTATCGTCATGCTTGTAAGTAATCTGACCTACATAAGCAGACGCGCCTGTGCCGTCTCCAAATAGAACATAACCATAGCCTGTGGTTGACGTTTGTATTTGAATACCGTTTTGGCTATCTGTTGTGTTACCTACAGCTAAGTCGACACCTGCGTAGTTAGCACTTGTAGTTCCTACTAATAAATGACCGCTTGAGTCGATGCGCATGCGTTCGGCAGCACCATCATAAATTTCTAATGCACCGCCACCGCCTACATTAAACTCAAACGTAGAGCCTTCTGTATCATCAGCTATTTGTAGTTTGCCATTACCTGATGCTTTGATTGTCCCGTCTACTTCAAGAGCTACTGATGGACTGCTGGTACCAATACCGACATTCCCGCTGGCATTGATACGCATGGCTTCATTACCGCCAATGGCAAACCTATGCTGTGCCGCAATATTTACCGCATCAACATAAGCCGCACCTGAACGATTGTAGTGCTGTATAAGGTTTGATGTGCCTGAGTAAGCTGGGCCAAACTCAATACCACTTGCACCACCATTGGAAACGACTAGCTTGTAAGCAGGATTTGTAATGCCTATTCCAACACGACCACTAGCGTCGATACGCATGCGTTCTGAGCCGCCAGTTGCAACGGTAAGTAATGAACCGCTATTTAGCCTTAGCTTATCTTCGCCATGTTCATAAATAATAGAACCCGCCGCAGTAGACGCCGCATCACCAAACCTAAGCTGAGTCTGTGTCGCACTAAAGAACTGAATACCAGTGTCAGTGGCATGCTCGAGAGTTAAAGATGTGTTGCTATTAGATGCTCCACGACCTGACAATGCACTTTCTTGAATGTTTACTTTGTTGTCTATTGAGCTAGTGCCGATACCTACGTTGCCGCTAGAGTCGATACGCATGCGTTCTGTTACTGCTGTAGCAAAGCGCATAGAGTCAGTAGCGTGGTCGTAAACTAATTGTCCGCGTCTTGATCCGCCTCCAGTTGTTTCGGTATCACCGAAGTAAAGGTTCCCGCTTCCATCAGTAGCACTAATAATGCTAATGCCGTTATTGCCGCTAGTTGTACCAACAACTAAGTTGTCTCCATCCCCACTAAAAGACGACGGACTGCTAGTGCCGATACCAACATTGCCTGTATTGGTCAGCCTCATAGTCTCCGACCAACCACCATCATAATTGTAAAAGGCTAAGTTTCCTGTGGCAGTTCGTGGAGCAATTACAGCAGTAGTTTCGTCAGTTCTGTGGCCTATCGTCAAACCTGTTGCGTTACTAGCATCGGCAAAAGAAGCATCAATTAATACGTTGGTTATGCCTGTGTTTACGCCTGTGCCTTTGACTTGAAAAGTTCCATCAGTGGCCGCACCACCAATACCCAAAGACTCCGCAGACGCATCCCAAAACAACTTCGCAGTCGTGCCAGTGTCTTCGTAGAAGCTGATGTCTCCTGTAGCGTGGTCTACCATAATTCTTTTTGTAGACGACGATAGAGCATCATTTACTGTATCTACTCTAAACTGCCCGCCAGATGTTATAACTCTAGTGTTTTTATCGGTAATGTCTGTTTCAACGAGGTCAAGTAAAGCGAAAGCGCCTTGAATTTTGCCTTGTCCATCAACAGTCAAACCATCAGCAGTCACTGTGCCAGTTACATCGATGCCTGTGGCGGTTGTGGCTAGTTTGGCTGAGTTGTCATGGTAAAGAGTCACAGCGCCATCAATGTCAAATGTCGCCATTAATTCTGATGTGCCTTTGTCGATACTTACGCCAGTGCCGTTACTTGTAATATGTAACTTTCCGGTGCCAGCGTCTTGTACATAACTATTACTGCCGTTGTGATAAATCTGTAGGTCAGAGCCAGCACCGAAGATAGCCTTAGAGGAATCAGCAAAGGTAATGTCATCACCCGTGCCTACGGCAACGTCTGTGCCGCCAGTAGTGTTACCGTTGGCAAGAACCTCAGCCAGTGTGTCTGCTGTAGCAACCTGAGAATCGACATACGCCTTGATCGACTGTTGAGTAGCCAATGCCGTAGCACTGTTGCTAGACATGTCGTCTTGGTCAAGGATGTCTGTGACGCTAACTGCGCCTGTGCCAGACAGCCCGTCAAACTCTACAGTTCCGTTGACAGTAACACCTGCAAAGGTTGGTGAGTCAGTAGTAGCTACGCCTTGGTTCAGAGCCTTGACTGAGGCTTCGCTAGTCAACTCTGAGTCCATCAAAGCGCCAGCGGCTGTAACATTAGCTGTGTCCGTTACGTCTGCTGAGGCTTCGATACCGTCAAGTTTGCTGTGGTCAGCATCGGTAAATACATTGGAGTCTGTAGCGGCTTCTACTGCGGCTCTGATCTCAGCATTGGTTTGGTCGCCTGTAGCGCCTGCTTCTATGCCGTCTAACTTTGTATGGTCTGCGTCTGTAAATACGTTGGAGTCAGTAGCAGACTCAACCAGTGTACGAATCTCTGCGGCTGTTTGGTCAGCAGTAGCACCAGCTTCAATACCGTCTAGCTTAGTACCGTCTGTAGCTACGTCACGTCCGTCTACAGTACCGTCCACAGTAATGTTGCCTGTAGCAGAAACAGTGGTAAATGATCCTGCTGCTGCAGTAGTACCACCAATGACAGTACCGTCGATAGTACCGCCGTCGATGTCTGGAGTGTTTACGTCAGGAGACGTGAGAGTCTTATTGGTAAGTGTCTGAGTACCAGTCAGTGTGGCAACGGTAGAGTCAATAGCAAAAGTAACATCATTAGCTAAACCAGTAGTAGTGATACCAGCACCACCAGTAAACGTCATAGTTTCAGAATCTAAATCAATGCTTAACGCACCACCAGAGTCTGCTTGGAAATCAAAGTCCTGAGCAGTTACTTGAGCATCAATATAGGCCTTTACAGACTGTTGAGTTACGAGGGCTGTAGCGCTGTCTGAAGACAAGTCATCTTCGTCAAGAATAGTTGTGACTGTCGCGCCAGAGGTTAGTGTAAGACTATCAACATTGGCAGTCCCATCAATATAAAGGTCTTTAAACTGTAGGGAGGAAGTACCCAGATCAATATCATTAGTAGTGACAGGTACGATAGCGCCATCTTGAATACGAATCTGCTCGACTGCTGCACTAGAAACCTCTACATAAAAACCCCAACGATTGTTGGTGCTGTCTACTTCAATCTTGTTAAGAAAATCTAGGTCGCCAATCTTAAAGATGTTACCACCTTGACCAGAAGAGCCGTCGTGACGGTGACCAGTAGAAGATGCTGAAGTGCTTGAATACGTAAAGGCATTAACTAACTGGTTATACTCATCATTAAACAATGAGGCCGTAATAGTATCGCCATCACTTAACGTACTTTGTCGAGTGTAATTCTGGGCCATGTTTATCTCCTACCTGATGGCATATAATCTATGTAAAGGCCATTGACTGCGTATGGCGCTTTAGTATCTGTACTTGTAATTCTAAAACTTACTGTGTTTCCGCTGCCTTCTACGGGCTGTCGAACCATTGGGTCGTTACTAGCGCCAAAGGTTGCTGTACCAAAAACAGCACTGCCAAAGATTGCAGGAAGTGGCACAGAGTCTAGAACATAGTCTGGAGGCTGTGGAATATCTGTGTCTTCGTAGTCAAAACGCATACGAAGTGTTGGCTGAATCTCACCTTCTGGGCTAAGAGACAGTCGTGCATACTTAACTGTTTTGCGTGTACCAATATCACCAAAGTCAAAGTTAGGTGTCTGATAAATAGCTTCTATGTTTGAAGAAACACCAGCGGGATTAAAAGCATTGCCTGTATCATGATTATAAATATATCCATCTTTATCACCATGAAAGGCTTTTTCAATTCCATTGTTGTCAAAGCCTGTTGTAAGACCCATAGCTTGAATGCCAAGCGTTTCAGCCCATTCAAAGCCATTAGCAGTAAACGTACCGATAATTCCTTTGGAAACTGTGGAGCCTAGAGTCTTGTCTGTATAAAACAATCGGTACTGAGACTTAGAGCGAAGCACACAACTATCAATAGTAAACGTGTTGATTGAGTCTGCAATGTCTCCAATAACACTTTGAATCTGTCGAGACACAGAACTCAACTCAACGTCACCAATACGGGCTGTACCAGCAATAGTACGAATACCATCAGGACTCAAGAACAAAAGGTCACCACCAATTTCTTGAATGCTGTACCCTGACAAACAACCTACGTTTTCTGTAATAGGGTCGATGCGTATATTAGAAGAATCATTAATATTTATAAGCTTATGAATGCTATTTTTAGCAAACACAATCAAATCAGTACGGAAGCCACGGATGCCTTGAATTTGATCTGATATAACTACTGAGCCAGCACCAGTACCCGTAAAGTTGTCGGGATCGTTGTAAACACTGTAATAAACTGTATTTAAATTGTTTTCTACGCCTGCTGCAATAAGATGGTGGTCGTGGTTGGTTATGTACTTAACACCATTAGTACCATCTACTGTAATTTCGTATGCAAAAAATGTTCGAGTCGTTAATGCGCCAGTGCCTTCCATACGGAACGAATAAAGCTTGTTAGCACCGTCTGCAATGATCAACTCGCCGTAGTCGTATGTTGCACCTTCAAAGAGTGCGAATGAGCCTTGACCTTGCCCTGTACGTGTTAAGGCACTGCGACCCGTAAAAGTGGTATAATCATCACCACCAACAGCCACACTATCTTTATTAATTTGTATCCACGTTGAACCATCAAGACTAAAATGTATATCAGTGCCTGAACAGACAACCACGCCATCGCCATACACAAAAATCCCAAGAATGTCATTATCACTATTGGGACGTGTATCACCATATTGCGTAAAGCCATTAATACGTCGATAGCCGCCATCAGGATCTACCTCAAAGTTTCTAAGGCGTGTAGCAAGTCCGGGCTGTCGAAGCATTTCAAGCTGGTTGAGGTTGGTATTTAGACCACCTCTACATGAAACGCCAAAGGGCTGAGACATTTATACAAACCTCACGCGATCTGTTTTCATATAGTTAGGCGTTGAACTCATGAGGTTTCCTTTCATAAGCTTTAGGCCACGCTTATAATCTTCTAGTGCAAATGCTGCAGCTTGCGAGCTTTCTTTAAACTGATGAATATAGTATCTAGCTCTAGCAAGCAATACAGGCTTATAAATATTTGGGAATACAATTTCATCCCCGTGTGCGCTTAGTTCTGTTGGCAAATTGTATGCAAAGAAATAAACGCGATAAACTTTATCTGGGATAGGGCTTAGTCCAAACTTGCGATTATCTGGGCTAATGATAACTTTGCGAGGCTCGCCATGATTTTGAGTATCTGCATCGTCTTGGTTTTCTGCTGTACGTACAAAGTCTTTCCATTCTTCTGTAGTCGTAAACTTAAGATTTTTACTAACATAAGGCGCTGTTTCATCTGTAACGCCAATTGTCGTTAAGTAAAAATTATCCCAATCAACATAGCCATAGTCTGTTGTCAAACTAGACGACGTAGGCTTTAACAAATACCAACGTGTACCTGCTACAGTTTCTACATACGTGTTGCCATAAAAAGGATCTGTAGAACCGCTTGTATCTACAGCAAGAAAAGGCCATTGAGGTTCTTCATTAACAATATCAAGATATGCTCTGTTTACACAGTCCTTAATATGTTGCTGAACACCAATAGCCCCAGCAAACGTCGAAGATGTAAGAGCTACTTCGTTTAGCTCTCGCAACAACTCGTTTGTAATTTCAAGATAAGTAGCAGCCATTATTTCTTATGAACCTTTTGAATTTCAAAGTTAGCTTCTTTCGAGGCTCCTTTGTGGGGTTTATAGCCATCTTTAGGATCTTTCATCAACTTGTATGTTGATCCTTTTTTCATCCAGTGATAGCCTTCGGGAGCTTTAACTTTCATTCTTGACGCATTGACATGTTGTGGTCTGCTTTAGTCATGCAAGCCTTTTCCATGTCTCTTATACTTCCGTAACCAGCTTTGCCGCCATGAGCATAAGGCTTACGCTTTACTTCCATGCCGCCCATATACATTGACCGCTTTTTCTTATCGCCGTACTTCATCTTTTTTTCTCCCAAAAATACGATCATAATTGTCGTCGTATTTTTTTTTGTTTTCTGGTTTGTAAAAGCCGCCTGTCATTCCTAGAACCTTACCATGCTTTTTAGATCCTATTATCATTGGCTTTTGTTCGCTTCCAATTTGTGGCATAATAAAACCTCAAAAAAAATTGGGGGAGTATTTCATCCCCCTTTTTATTTTTAGTCGATGCCGTAGAAGGCAGAAACAAGTGCTTCAGGACGAAGTACCTTAGCTCCGTAGACGTGAAGACCACGTACAATATCGCCGAAGCTTGCAGTGTCACGGACTACTTCAGTGTTGATGATAGTCTGTGCAGTACAAACTGCAGACATGTGACCAGCAATACACTTACCAGCTGCGTTAGTAGTAGCTGCAATGTTGTTAGTCTTGTACATGTCAAAGCCACGCAACTTACCAGAAGATACGAGACCGTTACGGATTGAACCCTGACCAGCGTTAAAATCAACGCTCAAGAGCTTAGAGCTAGACTGTACAAGCTGCTCGTAAAACTCTGGGTTAGCAAGGAACCAACGACCTTCTTCAGGAACATTCTGCTCGTCAAGAAGACGTGCCATGTGTGAAAGAACATCAATTGGATCATGCTCGCCAGAAGCGTAGCCGATGTCAAGGTTACCAGTACCATCGAAGGTGCCAGCTGCAAGGTCAGTTGCGTTGTCCGAACCAAGGATGTGGTTTGGAGCCGACGCAGGAACGCCTGCAAACATCTTAGCAATTACACCTGTATCGAATGCGTCACGAAGTGCGTAAGCTGCTGAAGATGAGGCAACTTCCTTAAAGTTGACATGAGACATTGAAGTTTCGATGTCGTCTACGATGAACTTGAATGCGTTCGCCGTGTCAACAACAAGAGTTACTTCGTTGTCAGTCAGTGTAGTTGCAGTGATAGAACCACCACGCTCATACTGATCAACAGTGATTACTGGCTCTTTGATGATCTTTACTGAATCACCATAAGCTGAGATCTCACCAGCATAATCGGTATTTGTGATAGCTTCTGCAACAGATGCCTTACGGAAGAAGTTAAGTACCTTCTTGGAATAGATTTCTGGCATGAAGTTGTTGCCAGAGAAGTTGCTCCCGGACGACTGAGCAAAATATTGGTCCGCTGTATTACTAGCCATTGTATTGACTCCTTAAAAACAAAGTTATTTAATTACTCTGCCTTCTTTGGCCGCTTGATCAATCTCTTCTTCAAGTCGATCATACTCGTCCATAGATAAGGCAGCTATTTCCCGAGTTGTCCAAACTTTTGGCTGCTTAGTGTCTACAGTTGTAGTCTTTGTAGATACTAAACTTGCAGCGTCTTTTCTGGACACTTTTTGACTTGACTGAACTTTAGGGCTTTCTAAACTCAGGCCCCTTTCCATTTTATAGATATCTATAGCACGACTAGCTAAACTAACATTGTCTGGGTTGCTGTAAATCCAACCTTGAATTTCTTTAGGCTGTTCTTTGGCCCAGTCATGAAACTCTTCATCGCCACGAATATCTTCAAAGTCAGGGTGACGCTCTCGCAACTTAGTTTCAGCTTCACGTCGTGCGATCATTGCTTCTCGCTCTTCGATAGCCTGCATTTTTTGTTGAAGGGCTTGTACTTCTTTCTGGCTTCGTAGATGTGCAACAGACTCTACAGTTTCATACAAATCAGGATAATCAGTTCTAAATCGCTCCAACTCTTCAGCTGATTTTGGCGGCTGGTAAGCTGGTTGAACAGACTGTGCTTGTGCTAACAGTTCTTGCTCTTTTTGCTTAAACTCTGCGATCCTTTCATCGTAGTGTCGTTTTAGGTCGTCATACCTTTTCTTATAGTTAGTTCCTTTTTGTTTTTGAGGGGCCGAACCTTCTTCGGTTAGGGTAGCCTCGTCGGAACCTTCTGATTCAAAAAATAGACTCTCTGCTGACCCGTTAGATGCTTTTGGCTCCTCGTGCCAAGATTTTTTTGCATTATATGGATTAGCTTGTGGTTCTTGTACTTCAGTCATGTCTTACTCCTTTTCGGGGCTTGTTTGTTTTCAAGGTGGCTAGAAGTAATTCTAGGGTCTTGAGATTACAAGGTGGCCTCAAGGTTATCGTTTATGATAAGGGGCTAAAAACTTCTTAGGTAGCCTTATCGTCGCATTAAGCTAGGAATGCGATTAGAATCGAGCATTTGTTCCTCGATCTGCTCATCACTCATAGCTTGGTCTGGCAAGTCAGCTTTCTCATCTTGTGTTGGATCGTTCATGATTCCACCAACTGCCTTATTTTGTCGTTTAGCTTGTTCTTCAGCGTCTTTCATCATCTTTTCTAGTTTTTCTACGCCAATAACATCTACTGCTTTTTTGGTGAATACAAACTCACCGTCTGAAAGTCGTGCAGGAATATCGTCTGATGTGCCTGTTCCGGGACCATCAACTTCACCCGCACCTGTAAATTCTGCAGATGATAAAACAATCTTGTCAAACAATTCGCTAAGTCTGTCGTCAGATTCTAGTGCTTTGTTGACATACTTAATTTCATCATCTGATAGTGTTTCATCCATAACGTATGAAACGTAATCATCTTCCATTTCTCCATCAGGCTTCATGCCTTCAGCAGGAATTAACAATCCCATCATGCCGCCGTGGGCTTTCATTTCTCGTGGGCCAAGACGATCCAAAAAGTTTTGAAAATTACCAAAAATTTCATAGTCTTCTTGCTTGACATTACCTACAAACTCACGAAGCTCTTGGGGCTTTAATGATCCTGCATAATCATAAATATTCTTTTCGCTTCCAAAAAGCTCTAGCTGTTGCGCAGCTTCTTTTGGAGCCATGCCACGCATCATCTCAACCATATCATCTGCTGGTGCTTCTGCAAAACCTAGCTTGGCTTGATCTTCTTGCGGCAAGCGATCCATAAGCATTGAAAACTCATCGTCTTCTAGCTCATCAAAAAAATTTGGATTAATGTCTAGCTCTTCTTGTACAGCATCAGACACTTTGCCTCTTTCAGCCATATCAAGCTTTGTAGCTTTTGCTTTTTTACCCAATACACGCTCTAACAGATCTACAACAATTTTACCTTTGCTGTATGGTTGTCGCTCTACTGGCATCATCAAAGAACCACCTTCTGCAAAAACTTTGCGTCCTTTAAGGATGTCTGCTTGTGTGACTTTACCGTCACCTGTTAGGTCTGGGAACTTGCTAGTCATTGTTGAATTCCTTTGCGGCTTTTACTTGGGCTGGGAGTGTTAGGAGGTTATCCAGAAAATTCACTCTCCCCTGCTTGCGGTACATTTCCTGTTCCGATGTTGCCACCACCAGTCCCTGTAGCTCCAAGGTCTTGCGGTGATTGAGGTACTCCTTCAGGGCCTCCCATAACTCCGGATTGTTCGTCAGTGGGGACAGCCTCGCTGCCAGTTGCTTGTCCAACATTATTTTGCATTCCTATTATTTGTGCAGCAATTGCAGCCTCTTCTGGGTCGTTGAGAATCTCATCAGGATCAAGATCCAGTGAGTAGGCCAACTCAGAAATAAGCTTAGACATTTTTACAAATGGAGCAATCGCTGGGTTTTGGGCTGTTTGCAAGAACATTGTTAATCGTTGACTTCGTACTTCTTTTTGCATTAGGCTGTTTGTACCCATAGCTTTAATTTCTAAATCGCCTTGAGTATCAATGTCGCCTTCGAAGAACTGCATATTCCATTGGAAGTATGACTGTCCTAGCGGCTTAAGTAAAAAGTCATCTAAGTTTTTTACAACCGTTTTAATATTAAGTGACGCTGCGCCAAGCAACATTGACATTCCTGATGCTGTTCGCGTCATGCTCTGCACACCTGTCTGTCCGTGTGAGTAGCTTGGAATACCTGTTTGCTCATCTGCAAGCTGTCGGAACTTGTCAAACATCATCATGTTTTCTTGTGATGTGTTTGGAAACTTTAAGCCATGAATACTTTGACCCGGAACACCCGCTTGTCGTCGAAAGATCTTGCCGGGATATACTTCCATGCTTTGACCACCAGCAAGCATAGACTCATCTACTTCGAATACTAGACTTCCAGATAATGCTAAGTTATCAATAGCCATACGTGCATGACCATTCATAACCTGCTGACTATCATTCATGTTTTCTGCAATACCGATACCAAAGAAACTGTATGGGTTTCGCTCATACGGGAAAGCATGATATGGTATGCGCATAGGCGTAAATGGATTGACTACTGCACGAAGCACAAGGCCATTACAAACCCAAGCATTGATTTGTATTTCAGCTAGGTCATCAACGTCGTCGCCAACATCCATTCCTATTTCACGGGCGTATTCTGCATCCATTACGCCCCAATACTCTAGCACTTCATACTGACCACTGCCATACTCATCTGAGCGCTGATCATCTTTTAGCTCATGCTCGTAGTCACGTTCAGTATAGTTTGGTCCTAAAGCTAATACTTCACGAATAGCATCTTCATTAAAGTATGGTAGCTTAGTTAGTCCTCGAACTTGAGACTTGTTTAGCTTATGGCGATGAAGAACATACTCACATTCATCTAAACTAGTGGCGCTAGGATCAGGAAAAAAGTCCCAAATAGAAACAAACTCAATGCGAGGTACTCTAACAAATAACGGATTATATTCACGTTCTCCTGTTTCTTCGCTGTTTTCCCAACGATGTAAAGTTTTGTTGTAATTAAATGGGCCTTTAATGATTCCTGTGCCAAATAAACACGATTCAAAAATTGCATTGCGAAGTTCGCTTGAGCCATTAGACTCATCAATCTGATCATGAATCAACTTCTCCATATTACGTGCTGCTTGTTTAGCTGGAGAAATTTCTAGCACTTGAGGGTCTGGGCTAGGGCCATCCTCAAAATCATCAATGTTTTCTTCAATAGCTTCTTCTAAAAACTTTGAAGCTCTGTATGTAGCTCCGGGCTTTAGGACTTTTCCATCACCCTCAAAGCCTACATCAAATGGATTTTCTTCTTCGCTTTGTGCGCCTGTAGGTGTAGCTGCGCTTGTTTCAATTCCCGGCGCTGATTGGTTTGCAAGGTGCATATATTCTGCAACACCTTCGGGAATAATAGTAGGGCTAACACCAATAGGAAACTTCCCTGTTCCAAAGATAACATCAATCAGCTGTCCATACGCTGCCAATACTTTAGTCTTTGTAATTTTAATAAAGACTCTAGACTTTTCACTTTCACGAAAAGGAACGCCTTTTGCGTACACACCACGAAAGTTATGATAGGCGTTTATCCATCGGTCTTCATCATATTCACGCGCTTGTTCGGCGCTAGTAAAACGAGCTTCGATAAGCCCTGCAAGATTAGATTTGAGGCTTTCGTCTAACTCAACATTGAGACCGTCTTCATTTTCAACTTCTGTGAAATAAATATTGTCTGCGTTGTCTAAGATGTCATCATTCATATATTAGTAACCAAACGTTGAGTCGAAAGGCTGAAAATGTTGTTCGCGCTGTAATGAACGTATTTGACTCATTGGATCGTTTATTCGTGGCCTAGACATAATTAAATAACGTAGTGCGTCGTAGGCGTGATCCGAAGCGTGTGTGTCAACATCCTCAGGATTATTTCTATCAAGCGGAATGCTTTGTAGTTCACGAATTAGATTGGGACAAGTGTTAAATATCTGCATTCGTGGTCTGCCAGATGGCTGAACTTTTAAATGTTCATGTATCTGTATTTTTCCTGCAACACGATTCTTATCTGCAGGACGTAATTTGTGTCCACCCTGTATTAGAGTTTCTGCAACTGTCGGGCCAGTAGTTCCTGTGCGTGACCAACACGCTGTATCTAATACGCCTCTGACAGAAGTTGGATCATTTAGTTCCATATTAGTAAGCATTTCTGCTAACTCTGTAGCTAAAAGACCTTTTCTATATAACTCTCTATATATAATCAGCGTTCCGTCTGTAGGGTCAAGTGCGGCCCAAACACAGGCTGATTCTGATGCATAACCATAGTCAAGCCCTTTGGTTCGTTCCCAGTGTAGTGGGATTTCAAACGGCTCAACAACATGGAGATGCCTGTCAAACTCTGTAAATGCTGCGCCTTCTGCAATTTCCCAGTTACCTTCGAGTAGCTGTTTGCGCTGGGTAGGCGGCAAGCTTTTTAGCATTTGTTCGTATCGACCATCTTGGGCCAGATACGGATTATCATTCAGTCGCGCTGGAATGAACTTACGTGTAATGCCATCATCACCCATGAAAGATTCGTTGGGTGGTGCTGGCGATATGTACCTCTTTTTAACCCATTGTGCACCAGAACCGCCGGGGTTTGCTGTGCAACGCATGTAAGGTACGATCTCACTGTCGGTTGTACGCAATCGTGAAGCTAAGTAGTTCCAAGAAAATTCGGTTGGGAGATGGGTAATTTCGTCAAAGCCTATCCAACTGTATGCTTGTCCTTGATAACGATATACGTCTGCATCTCGCTCTAAGAAACCGAATTCAACTTTTGCACCGCTTGGAAAATTCCAAAGTTTTTCTACTTCACGGTATCTACAACCGGGAAAGGCTTTAGGGTAGAGTTCACGAGATTTGTCGATGAGTTCGCGTAACTCTGGCATAGAACGCCGCAGGATTAATGCTCTATGCGCTGCCCTGTGTGCAAAGCGAAGTGGATCAACCAACATCGCATAGCTTTTGCCTCCACCAGCCGCACCGCCGTACAATACATCTGTTTCACCCGCAGCCAAGAAATCAGTTTGTGGTCCCTCGTTGGGACTAAATATAACATTCTCTTTTAACTCTGCTTTGAGTGATGAGGATGCTTTTTCTACAAACGTTTCTTCGACAACTTTACTTTTGTTGTTGTCTTCTAACAAGTCTAGGGCTTTTTCGGTATTCTCAACAGATTTTTGGTATCGTGAGATAGCGGAACGTGCCTGCGCTATTTTTTTCTTTTTTACTCTTACTTTTTTTGAAGCTTCTTGTTTTGCTTTAGTTCTTGAGTGATAGTTGTATCCCCTGCCCTTTGAGCCTTTTGGTCTTCCGGGTTTTTTCTTAGGGGTGCCATCAGCTTTTAGTTTAAAGCTACCGTCTTCATTTTGTAAGTAGTTTTGTGGGTTTAGATCCCAATCGTTCTTATCCATCTTTGTTTACTATCTTTTGTAAACCTTGATGGGAAATAGAGCGACCAGTCTCATGGGTCAACCACAATGCACCTTCGCGTAAAGACAAAGATCGTGATTTAATCATCGGTAGAATCTTGTTTAAGGCTTCAAGTTCGCTTGTGATCTCTTCGATGTGTTCAGGATCATTATCTATTAATTTGTAGCCAAATGGTATAGTGCTGCTAGTCCGTCTCTTCATATTCTGCGTCCTCAATAATTGTAGGCGCTTTAGCGGGTAGTATGAATAGACCACTTGGCGTTTCAACTTTAACATCAAGCCTTTCTTTCTTTGCAACTCCTACACGGTCTAGGAGCGTCTGTGCGGCTTGTACACGAATATTAGCTTGAGGGATAGGTTCATCACTCTCCATAACTTGAACGAGCTTCAGAGCCGCTTTAGGGGCGTTTACGGCCAACACTCCTTCAGCTAAATCTAGTATCTCAGACTTGAGAGCCTTTACAACTGATGTGTAGCTGCCAGCTGCATAGCCTGCTAGTTCAGCAGCTTGACGGGCATTGCCTCCACATGATATAAGATTGTCTAAAAAATCTTGTTGTTTGACTGTCAATTCTTTTTTAGTTTCCATGTTATACATTATATACCTGTATTGTATGTTTGTCAAGAACTATTTTTATGTTTTTTTGGTATTATTTCATTGACAAAACTGAAATACAGGTGTATAATAATATTTGTACCCGCCAGAGGTGCATATATATACATCTACTCGCCCACTATCGTGGGTGTCTCTTTAAAGGCCGGTGGGCCTTTTTTTGTGTCCGCAGCTTTTGTGGGCTTTAAAGGTCTGTGGGGCCAACTGGTAGACACTCCAAAAATCTCCAAAAATGTTTGAGAATGTATATATATACGGGGGAGGGGGCATGGGCACCTGCGTACCCCTAAAGACTTCGAAAATCTCTAAAGATTTTCTCAGTCTCGCATGAGGCGTATAGAAAATTTATAAAATTTTTAAAGACTCTCTAGTGGACAACTCCAGAAACCTTTAAAAATCTTTAGAGATTTTTACCTCAATTCCAAAATCTCCAACGATTCCAAAAACTTACAATATTTTCAATATTGCTCAAAAATTAGCCACCAAGCTCCTCACGATCACAGCATACGCTCTTTCACAACCGCATAATGCGCAGGGAAAGAGGTTGCAAAAATTTCGAAACTCTGCCCTTAATGGAATGGCAACAGCGACACAGCGTTGCTTCAAACCTAAAACCATTACGGAGTAATGAACATGAGCATTTCGAACCTTCAAAAATCAGAGATTTTCGCTAACGTTGACGGGAATCGCACCGCCTCATCACGACAGCTTTATGCTGTAGCAAAGCACTTTGGAAAAATCGGTGGCAACAATTCCACTGAGTCTTACAGACTTTCCAAAATCTACAGCGCCATCCTTCTAAAGTTTCAGAATGAACACACTGAAACTCCCATCACTCATGCTGACGTTGTAAGATTCTTCGAATCCAAGTCGGTTCCCAAGAAGTTTGTCAGCATGATTACTTCTAAGCCTGTCAAGGCTAAGAAGATCGTCAAGGATACTCCGAAGCCGAAAGCGACCCCAGCTAAAAAGATTCAAGCGGACACATCAGAACTCTCTGAGTTCAAATCACGGTTTGATGCCATCACAAAGCGACAGGATGAAACCGACAAGAAACTCGCTACCTTCGAAGCGAAGCTCGACATCATCATGGCTTACCTTGAAACTGACCCAGATGCTTAATCTGGGTTTTACAGGAATAAATATCATGATTAAATTATTAATATTAAATACAGTAATATTAGGCTTCAACGTAGTTGCTGTTGGTTGCTTGTCAATTTTGATAACCTTTGGAGATTTTATATGTATGTAAATGAAACTCTTTTGTTATACTTAAACATTGCTTTCTGGGGCTTACCAGTTTGGTTAGGCATTGCAATCTCAATTCAGGAAATGAGGTAATATATTATGGATTTGGCTCAAAAGTTTTTTGATTGGTGTTCTGACAACCGTAGAGATTTAAAGCGTGAGCCACATGAAGATGTGGTTTTAGACTTTGATCCTGATGCAGAAGTGTGGGAGTTTTATCCGAACCCTTTTGACCCAGATCCATTCTACGGTTGCCATACGGCAGTAGAGTTTTCTGATGGCAGTAACGTAACGTTTAATTACAAGGGTGAATAATATTATGTATGTTATGACTGAGTGCAACGCTTGTAAATCTTTACAGGCCGTCGATGTTCTCCAAGAATCTTGGGAAGAATATAAGACTGACCGCAATGCTTTGGTGCAAAATATATTTCCTGACTTGGATGCAGATGAGCGCGAAATACTTATAGGGGCTGATAGTGGTATTTATCACTGTCCGCCTTGCTGGGAAAAAATGATACCTTGGGATGAGGAATAATATTATGTTACAGGTAAATGATGTTTGCCAAACTGAAGAATTCGGTTTAGTTTGGATTCATAATATTTATTACTGCGAGGAATCGTGGTGTGAAATAATTCAGGCAAGGCCCGTTGATGCGGGTCTCGATCACCCTTTAATTTCTTTTTTGCGTGAGGATTTACAAGATGTGTAATGACCCAACTCTTTTACTTGGTTTTTTATTTATGTCTAATGTAGTTTTTTGTGGCGTTGGTTTCATGGCAGGAGTTTATGCAAATGATTGAGTTCAATGTTGGCTATGCAATATTAATTTTATTTATTGTTGTCATCTTGACGGCTTGGCTGACCATTGATGACCATGATTTTAATAAAAAGTTTCAGCACCATCGTAAAGGCAGATTCGAGGACGAAGAAATATGAAAGAATATATTCTTGAAAAAGAACACAAGCCACTTGGCTGGACTGAAGTGCTGACCACTATATATTATGAAGAGGCCAAGGTCGAAGCAGGGCGAAGGGCGCTAAAAGAAAACACACGTTATCGCGTACGTGAGATAAGAGATATTGTTGTCTACGAATACTCAGCGACCGAGCTAAAGACATACACACCTACAACACGAGAAGCATTATCTAATATATTTAGGAGAGACCCCAATGAAAAGCTTGAGTGGGAAGACGGCTGTTGGTAATCTACAAAGAATCAAGAAATTAAATTATGATCGCAAGGTGCGTTACTGCCTTGACGACGACGATTTCTGTGGTATCTTAGTAGAGGCGTGGGGCGAGAAGCTCAACCAATCTTGGACGATGGTCGATGTCTACGAGTTCCACGAAGCAGTGACAAGTTCAGATTTAAGTGTAAGTAAATTTTTACAGGAGATACGCAATGTATAACATTCACGGCACAGCAATCCAGCAATATGCTCAAGAGTCTGCAAATAATTTATCCAGCGTGATACTCATGGTGGCTCTCAGCATTCAGCAAAATTGGTCAACCGTAGGTTATCAGATGAAAGATGTTCATGCCGAAGGCGGCGACTCACGCTTCTTGTGGGGCAACAAAAAGAAAACATATAAGTATCTTCAGGCTCGTAAACATTTTATGTACGGTCAACTCATGGCCGTCGTAAACTCTAACAAATCCGAAGCCGACAAAGCTGCGACACTCATGCGAATATTTCTTAGAGTGCCGGGGCTTGGACTCGCTAAAGCTGGATTCGTTTGCCAGCTGACCGCAGGGCTAGTCGGTTGTATCGACATTCATAATATTAGAATGTACGGTATTGACGAAAAACATTTGAAGCTTCCGAACACTATCAAGTCTGAAGATCTTCGACGCTCCAGAATTGAACAGTATATTAGAATTTGTCACAGCATTGGCACCGAGCAACTTTGGGACAATTGGTGTAATTTTCTAGGAGATCGTGACAAATCGTGGAACAATGGCTTTGAAGTCTCTGAAGCCCATTACAAT